GTTGTTTGACTTGTAACATCTCTTTCTTTGTAACAACACGAGTCTCATACAAACTCTCAACGATTTCGGGAATAATACCTTTCTTATCTGTACGGAAAGTAGCACCATTAGAAGCTTTAGCACCAATAGGATTATCAGCACTAATTAGTGTTTCGGGTGACATATTGTATTGAATAATAATATTAGGATACAGAGAGTTTAAATCAAAAGACATAACCCACTCATGCATACCAACGTGAGGTTCTTTTACATAACCACCAACAAAAGCTGACTTCTTGTGTTGTTTAGGTTGAGGAACTGCAATCTTCTTCTTCATAAGTTCACGAAAGATAATACAATCCCAAATGGCTGTAGTACCTAAAGTATCATTGAAGTTTACACCAGCCATATAAGCCATAGTCATAACTAAATCAATCAAGCCAAGTTTCTCATCCATACGAGAAACAAGTTCTACGTCTTTGATATTGTAATCAATGTATTTCTGAAAGTCATTCTCATACAAGTCCATCAAGTTACCAACATCAGAGTAGTCAAGTTTCTTCTCACCAAGAACTACGCTTGAAATATGATTCAACGAATATGATTCTTGATTACCATAAGTATAAGCAAACTTCTTAAACAAATCCATATAGTCAAGAGAAGAGATACCAACAATATCAAAAGTAAGTTGTTCTCGTCCCATAATCTTTACAATGCGTTGATCAATCTTACCCCAAGGTGATAGATGTCTAGTTTCTTCTTCACCAAGTATACGAGCCAAACGATTTACAATATACGGAATATCAAAGAACCTAGAGTTCCAACCCGTAATAACATCGGGAGTATTGAATGGTTCTTTCCACCATTCTAGGAAAGCAGACAACATAGTCTTCTCATTATAAAATTGGAAGTACTCGATTTCTAAACCGAGTTCGGATTGTTGTGGTTGATAGTCTTTCATACCAAACACAATATACTTATCAGAACGACTAGACTTCAAAGTGATAGCTAGTATTTCTTCTAGAGCTTCTTCGGGTCGAGGGAAACCATCACTAAAGGCAGTTTCAATATCGACAGTTGTTACATTAATTAAACTAGTATCGGCTTGGATTGTATCGGGAAACATCTGTTGGATACAACCATGAATGTGTCTCGTGTTACCGAATATCTTGAACTTATCTACATCACCATATTGTGTAATGAAATCTTTACACTCTCGCATAGAGGAAAGAGGTACGGGTTTTACTGGCGTACCGTCCAGCCCATGCCAATCAGAAGTCAGCTCTTTCGACTCAACATACATGGTCGGCGAATATCTTATCTTTCTAAAATCGGGTTTACCTTCAGTATCATATCCACGATATAGGATTTGATTACCGTATCGACTTACATTAGTATAGAAGCTTACAAAATTATTCATACAAATATAGTATCACAGATTGTTCATTATGTAAAGAAAAAAAGAGGTCTCTGTAGTAGCAGACCTCGTAAAAGGTGGGAAGTTGGGCTCAGGGTTACCAACGACTTTCAGAAACAAATATCCTGTTTTATATTGTCCTACTTGTACCCGCTCTTCATTCCTCAACCACTTGGCCGTTGGTTTGATTCACGGTGCCTTTCTCCATTTGTCAGAGAGATACTCAGCCATTCCCGATAAGATACCGTCATACCTTATCAAAATCTTAACTCTTTATTTAGACATATTGTCCCTTAAAGAATACACATATTATACTAAAAATTAGCCTTTAAGTAAAGTACTTTTTTTAGTTTTTTTACCATTAATTTGAATTGTTCGTGGTTTCTTTTCATCAGGTATTACTTTACTTAAATCAATCTTAAGTAAACCATCTTCGAATGAAGCACCATCAACTACCATAAACTCTCCAAGAGTCCATCTCTTTTCAAACTTACGATAAGCTATTCCTTTGTGGAAATAGTTTTGGTCGTCTTCACCTTTATCACCTTTGACAATCAATGTTTGGTCGTCAAGAGTAACATCGATGTCACTTTCTTTGTAACCAGCGAGTGCTATCTCAATGGTATATGCTTCTTCTTTCTGATTATGAATCACGTTATACACAGGAAAGTTTGTGTCGTGATATTGAACTCCTCGATGTAATCGGTCAAACATATTGTCCATACCAATGAATCGATTATCGGGTTGCAACATATCGAAAAAATCGTTTAATGCTGCAGTTGTGAACTGTGTCATTTTATGCCTCCTTTTTAAGCAAGTTTATTTTTAATAGTAGAAGACCTCACTCGAGCATCTTCTGTTTCTAGGAGTAACTTCTTCCTTTGGAGTTTCCAATAGAATACTTACTCTCTAAAATCCATTCATTCTTTTCACGATGTGATATTATCTTTATTTGTTTCAATGGTGCAAAGCCATCCATTGTGTCGGGATTAATTATTGTAAGTAATCCCCAATCAGATAATAACTCTGTTATTGTATTCCTACGAGATAAATCATTTTCAGTTAGATTAGATGGTTTACCATCCAACAAGAATAACTCTTTAAAATGTGTAATAAAGTAGTGACCTTGTTTGTGAAGAATATGACAACTTTGATATAATGTATTCTCATCTTTTCTAGATGCTACACCAATTCTTGTCAATGTTTCTTTAATCTTTAAAAAATCATCTGGCTCATTTAGAGATACTTCTAACATATCACTAGGTGACCATTCTATAATTTCATCATTCATACAGATATTTATACAAATTATCTCTTCGAATGACCGCCTTTATCTAATCTTTTCTTTATGGTATTAAGTTGCTCCATACTAAACAAGTGACTAACACTTTTAGCAACAGTATGGTTATAACCAAAATACTTCCGTATAATATCCACTTTTTCATCATCTTCCGCCTTTAACCATTTACTAAATCGTTTTCTTTTACTTACTGTACTTTTAAGAAAATCATATTGTAGTTTACTATCTATATGACAGTTAACATTCATTTCATTAGCAAGTAGAACTGTATCTTGAAAATAACCTAATCCTCGATTAACAATAAAAGGAACATAATCCTTTTCTGATTGTTCATCAACCATCAGATTTTTCTTTGTCATGTTGATCGAATTTAAATAATCAAACGGACTCATCGTTCAAACCATTCTAAAGGTTGTGGTGGATACTTAAAATAGTCCCATACCTTTTCAAAGTAATAATGTATGATTGTCATCAGTATAGATATAAACAAACCAAACCAAGTTGCATGCCAATCGCCAAACCAAAGTCTAGCCATTAGTATACATATTACAATAGAGAGTAATCTCCAAACTATAACTTTCTTTGCAGTATTACTCACCACGAAACTCTTGAAGGTCTTTAATCATATTAGCTTTAGTTTTTCTACGGTCTAGTTCGATACCAATATCACGACCATAATTTTCTAACTCTACTTTTGTCAATTCTTCAAAGTTAGGTGTCTTTGGTTTTACACCTAGCCACTCATCGAGTGAATCCAAGAATCTTCCTAATAGATTTTTCATTTCATTCTCCTATTTGAACTTTAATGCACTCATCATTTCTGTTAGACAAGCAACTATGTTTAACTCTTTATCAGCCACAAACGAAGCTTTGTATTGGTAATCAGCCAATATTAAAACTAGTTGTGGAACACTATGTGGTTCTAAAAATTCATTTGAAGTATCATATAACTTTCTAAATATAACACTTGAATCTAAATCGGGATTCTGTGCAACCCAACCTCTCATAGATTTAAAATTCTTTTCTTTTAAGAATCCGACAAGACTATCTATTTGCCCAACAGATGTTCCTACCAGAGCTGAAGCAGATAACTCACCATTGATACTATATCGTTGAACTTCATTAACAACACGTCTCCAATCGGGTGCGTATAACATAATAAGTTCTGCAAGTATACGTTCATCGTACTTTACTTCTTTATCTTTTAAAATTGTTGATAGTCTTTTATGAAACTGTTGACCAAGACCGACTAAATGTTTCTTGGTAGTATTAAACTCAATTACCGCACAACGTGATTGAAGTGGTTCAATAATTTTATTTCGGAAGTTGCAAGTAAAGATGAAACGACAATTTTTACTGAACTCTTCAATAAAAGCACGAAGTGCGGGTTGAGTAGATTGTGGGTTTAGATAGTCAGCCTCATCAAGTATCACTACTTTATGAGAGTCTGAACCATCTAAAGAGATAGAAGAAGCGAACTGACGTATTCTATTACGAAGTACGTCTATTCCACTATCTTCTGAAGAGTTGATTAATATATAATCGAGATTTAATTCATGACAAAGTGCTTTGGCAACGGTAGTTTTTCCAAGACCCGATGTTCCCGACAATAACATATTATGCATCTCACCTGTGTCTACTATCTTTTTGAAAGTAGACTTTAGTTCTTCGGGTAATATACAATCATCTATAGTCTTTGGACGATACTCCTCGCACCAAAGGAATTCACTTTTACTCATTAATTAACCTTTACTCTGCTGGTTCTTCAATATCAACATCAACAACTTCAGCTTCTTCTTCACCTTCAACTGCAGGTGGTTCAGCGTCAACACCTTCGGGTGCTGATTGAGGGTTGTTGGAGTCAATGAATGCTGCCAATCTGTCACGAACCGCGCCAACAGAAGACAGTTCAGCACCACGAATGGCACCACGTTCAGTTGCTATATCAATGATACGAACTGCATTTGCAATGTCCTGTAATCCAATACCAACATCGTTGTCGATACCTTCACCAGCGACTTTTTGTTCTTCACTCATGAGTATACTCCTTATCTATGAGTTAATAGTTAGAGGTTTTCTCTAACGCAATAAAATAGGTAATGTCGTTACCTTCCCATTTAGAAATTAGTTTAGATGATAAACTAACTTTGTAGTCATCTGCAACTACCTTCAGATTATTTATCAAGAAATCAAAATTAAATGTAGAACTATTTACAATATCTTTCTTGAACCAAAACGAGTTCTTACTCGAGCCCGTTCCGTCAGTTACTTTAACTTCCATTACGCCACTTCCGTCTGAAGTAAACTGTAATGTGTTATGTCCTAATGTACTAGAAGCTTTACGAATATCGTTTAGTTCATCACTAGTTAGTACAAACTCTACATCAGCTTCAGGCATCTGAATATCTTTAGTAGGTTGAGTTAAAATGTTAGGGTCAGCATACACATACTTAAGATTGTATCCTTTACCATTTGTAACAGTTAACTGTCCATCACCAAATTGAACATCACCATCTTCAATCAAAGAAAGAGTTGAGATAAGTTCGTTTAAATCGTAAACACTAAACTCACTAGTAATATCTTCAACTTCCGTTTCAGCAAGGATGTTCTTCGCCTCACTGATGGTTTTTAATTTACCCGAACCACCGTATACGATATTCGGATTTATAGTTGCAAAGTTTTTTAACTTTGACACTGTATCTTTACTTAATGACATATTTTATCCTCTTTAATATGTGTGCTATTATACCAAATCTTACTAACCTTGTAAACAATTACTTTTTAAAAAATGCCCCGTCTCCGAGGGAGACGAGGACTTTAGGTTATTAAGGGAAACCATTCAAAATCAATTATGTCTTTCGGGCCTCTCCCCGTGACTCGTACTCTCTCCTACCGACATCAAGCTCAGCTTTCGAAATAGGATACAAGAGTCATCTATTATTTTACTTCATATTATTATCCCTTATACGTAATCATTTGATTCTACTACATCTGATGATGCATACTCATTATTAAAACTATTGTCTTCTGACTCTTCGTCAGTCAACTCTCCAGCGTCAATCTTTGTATAAAGGTCAGTAAACGCTGTGATTGTATCTTCATCGAATCGATTGATACACATCTCAACAGACTTGACTCTATCTTTGAAGATTGAGAAAGTTTTGATGACGTGACATAAACGTCTAGTTGAAACAACCTCGTCAACACCGTCAGCCTCGAAAGTCTTTCTGATGATTGAAGCCCAAGTGATTAACTTCTCAAGGAAGTCTTCATCCATGGCATCGAACTTTGTCATGTGATTCTTGACAATCTTTTTCTCGATACCTTTTGAAGGCCAAGGTTGATTGACTGCTGACACAAATCTTTCTAGGAAAGCTTCGTCAATGATAGTAGCCGCAGAGAACCTACCGTCATCTGAACCACGACCTTTTGTATTGGCCGTTGCTATCACGTTGAATCCCTCAGCGGGAACGACAGTCTCACCCGTCTTTTTAATCAAGACTGGCTTACCTTCGAGAACACCTTGAAGACACATAATCTTGTTTGTGCCACGGTCAATCTCGTCAATCAAAAGAAGAGCACCCTCTTCCATGGCTTTGATGACTGGCCCTTTACAAAAGACCGTCTCACCATTGATTAATCTGAAACCACCAATCAAATCGTCCTCATCAGTTTCGGGAGTAATCTGTACTCTCAAGAATGGAACTTTGGCTTTGGCCGCTGACTGCTCGACCATCATTGTTTTTCCATTACCCGAAGGGCCGGAAATATAAATCGGATAAAACATCCTAGACTTCATAACAGCCTCGATGTCTTTTGAAGCACCCCAACGTACATATT